TCAAATCCCTTTTGAATAAACGCGCTAATTGGTAAGCGATAAAATATTGCACCGTTTTCCATAATAGCATGCCATAATATAGCCCGACCTGTAAGAGCGCTAAGACCAAAGATAATGCAGTCTTCAACTTCTCCGTGATGTTTTTTACAATCATAAAGATACTCCCTTTTTATTTGTGCGTAAGTCGGTGGTATGTTAACATTTAAGTAAGCCATAAGTCATTTTTATCCTTTTATACTACCCCAATTTGGTCCAGATTCAAAGTCAACTTTATTAGGCACTTCTAATTCTATCGCATTCTCCATAGTTCTTTTTATAAGATCTGCTTCTTCAGAACTTTTTATAGAAAAACAAAGTTCATCGTGAATCTGTATGTGAGGTACTATACCTATCTCATAAAGTTCTACCATGGCCTTTTTTGTCATATCTGCAGCTGACCCTTGTATTAATCTATTCAAAGCTTTGTAGGTAAATGCAGGTCTATAATGCTGTTCAAAGTTATTACAGTTTGGATCTGACGGTTTGTTATTAACAGACAGCTCTTTGTGATACCTGTTCTGTGCCTCTTCTGTTTTTAATATAGGCACTGGAGATTTTACTATCTGTTTTACGCCGTCAATCTCTTTGTATTCTGTTATTTCAAACATACCTTTTTCTGAATTCCATTCCTTATCCATAGGTTCCCACCTATCAAATCTACAAAATCTATCTTCTAATGTAAAAATATTTTTATTTTCTTCTGCATATTCTTGTAAACCTTTTGATAACTTTCTTACAAAAGGTACCTTTGTATGATACTGATCAAATAATTCTTCTGCTTCATCCTTATCTAATTCTAAAGAGTTAGCTAGTTTTCCTTTACCCATACCATAAAACAAACCAAGATTAATTGTCTTTGCTTGTTTTCTAGTTATCCTTGCCATCTCTGCAACTATCTTGTGAAAGTCTGTGTCTGGATTTTCTTTGTATGCTTGTGCCATGACTTCTGCTCCTTGAAATCCGTTCTTCAAAGCGTAGTGTACTACAAGTCTAGGTTCTTGTTGTGAATAGTCAAACGAAGCCCATTCGTGATCTTCTTCTGGTAAAAATAATTCTCTTATCTTACTACCTAATTCACTTCTTGAAGGTATCTGTTGTAAGTTTGGATTACTCATAGAGAATCTTCCTGTAACAGTTCCTCCTGAGTCTGATCTAATTTGATTTATATCTGCGTGTATTCTTCCTTTGTGGATATGTTTTAAAATACCGCTCACAAAAGTGTTGTATAGTTTATCAAGTTGTCTAGCTTCTGCAATCATTTTTAGATATTTATTTGTATGGTTTTCTAAATATAATTTTGTTATACTAGCTCGCCCTGTTTTAGGTGTTATTTTATAATCTTTAATGTCTAGCTTATCTAGTAAAGGTTTGATAGAATCCGAAGCCCAAACATCTACCCTAATTTTAGTTTCTTTTTCAATTGCATCTACAATCTCATCTTTTTGTTTTTGTATTTCTTTTCCAAAAGTTTTTGTTTTTTCTTCGTCAACTCTTACACCTTTAAAACGCATATCAACTAGACAAGGAAATAATCTTGTTTCTATGTCAAAAATATTTTCTAAAGTTTTTGTTTTTTTAGCATCTGTTTTTACAGGTTTTTTAATTAAGTCTTTGAATTTATTCCATAAATTTAAGGTCAAGGTTACGTCTTGTTCAGCATAATCTATAACAGTTTCCCAGGGTAGTTTATGCATGTTAGCCATTGGATCTGCTATACCATGCTCTTCTTTTGATCTTTCTGCTAAATCAAATTTATATTTTGTTTCTCCTAGATAATCTTTACCAAGAGAATCTAAAGTATATCTTGGTCTGTTCTCATCAATAATTGATGCAGCTATCATTGTGTCATAGATAGGACCTTTCAACATCATACCTGTGGCTGATCTTATCCAGCACACATCGTACATTGCATTGTGAAATACTTTTGTTATCTTTTCGTTTTGAAATATTTTATCGTTTAATTTTTTCCAGGTTCTATTCTTACCAGACTTATCACCCTTATGTCCTATTGGATAATATCTTTTTTGATCTCTGTATGCTAAAGCTATACCACAAACTTTACCTATGCCCTTAATGGCCCCTGATCCGTGAGTCTTTAGCTCTGGATCGTAAGTCTCCAAGTCAATCGCAATTGTATCTCCATCAACTATGTCGTCGATTTCAGATAATTCATAAGGAATCGTCATTTATCCTTCTTATCTTTCAAATGTTCAATCTCCAAATCACAATAGTGTTTTATCTTTTCTAAGTCTTCTACACCATTTTTATTTAAATATCTACAAACATATTTAATTACGTTTGCTTGAAATGGGTTTAGTTCATTTGTTCTTATAAACGTCCAGGGTTGAATCAAAAACGAAGCGTAGTGATCACCACCTACCTGTCTATCTTTTGGAAACGTTTCATCGAATATATCTTTGTTTGTCATAAGTCCTCCTTTCCTGCAAATGTTAAATTGTTTCTACTTTTTATTAACCACAAAGTCTTTTTTGCTCTAGAGCATGCTACAAACTTCATTCTCTTTTTAGAAAAATTTTCTTCTTGTCTTGTTAGTGTAAAATCAAAAACAACATTATCAAACTCTTTACCTTTAATTGTATGTATGTTTTCTACAAATACTCTTTTATCTTCTAAATCTCTATTACTACTTACCACTTTTCTTATATAATCTTTTACCTGTAAAATATTTTTATTGCTAACTCTTTGAAAGTCATCTGTGTTTACTATTCCAGAAACAAAAAATTTATTTTCAATCAACCATTTAATATCAAATGTAGCTTTATCTGCTCTCTCCAAGTCATCAATTGATTTTAATATATACTCAGGAGCCATAGACCCCATCATTGATTTTATTTTTGCTCTACTTTTTGTTTGACCGTTAATTAATTCTTTAAACTCTCTTTGATTTTTTATTTCTTTACCTGGATATCTTGTTTTAAATTTAAGATTATCCTTTGCAGGTAATTCAAAAGGCATACCGATTGCTATTAGATAGTTTAATATTTCTTTTGGTTCGTTTCCTCTGTAGGTAAATATAAAGTCTTCTTGAGTGTTTAATAGTTTTTCTCTTAATTTATGTGCCATAATATCATTAGATAAATCTGATAAATAATTAAGTTCCCCTTCCACTACGGAACCATTTTCTTCTCTTGGTGCCCAGGTTCTTTCATATTCATACTCTTGCCAAACATCTTTTATAATTTTTTTACAGTATTCATTTATAACTCTAGGACATCTATACCCTTGTTCTAGTTCTATTTCTGGTTTTGCAAACTCTATATGAAAAGAATGTGGATCTGCACCTGCAAACTCAAATATAGATTGATCTGGATCTCCTGCTTTGTAGAAGTAGTCTACGTTCTTTGACATAATCTGTTCTGCTTTTCTTTGTATCACACTAGAATCTTGTGCTTCGTCAACCATAAGGACTTTTATATTACTACAAAGTTTTTCAGATTCATTGTTTTCGTTATCATAAAATTTTTTTATCATGTCTTGAAAGTCAAGAATATTATCTACTCTTCCATTTATCTTGTGACTTCTTTTAAAATCTTCGTAATATTCTGTCATCGGTTCTAGTTCTTCTTCTAAATAATATTTTAGCTCTGCTTTCTCTTCGTGAGTTAAACTTCTATAATATGATTCAACACTTTTACCGTTGTCTCTTGACATGCTCATAAATTTAAAAAATGGATGTGAGCTAAACAAAGCATTTACATTTGTAAAATTTTTACTTGATGTGTGCTTGTCAAATATTGGTTTACGTAAAATTAAATTTTCGTAGTCATCAATTAAAAAAGTCTGGCCTTCAACTCTGTCCTTACAAAACTTGTGTATCGTAGAAACGTTGTATTTCAACGTTTCTTTAGCATTTTTAATAATTGGAAATATTTCGTGACCTGTCTCTTTTTGATATTCTTGTATCGATACAGGGTCTTGTATTCTATCTCTAATGTGATCTGCTGCTGTATTTGTGTGTGATATAACTACAATGTCCGCAGGAGAATACTCTTTCAAATGAGAGTAATAAATATTTACTAGCTTTGTAGTCTTTCCTGTACCTGGAGGTCCTGCTATTCTAATTTTCTTCATTTGTTATTTTCTTTGTATTAGTTCCTTTTACTACATACTGTTGTGGATCAGATTTAAAACGCCACGTAGGACAAGACACTCTCTTGTTTGTAAGTTCGTTTATAACATCACCGTTAATTTTTTTAGCACCCATGACATGTTTTAGTTTGTATGTGATTCTTCGCATTGGTTCGTTGATTCTCATAGATCTTAAAAACTCCATAAAGTCAGTTATCTTAAAATCTAAATTGTGAGTCTTCTCATCTACATAACACGCGTTCTCTAACAAAGCTCTTTTTTCAAAAGATACAGTTTGTTTTCTTATAAACTCATATACTAACATCTTAAATTCATAGTCCATGTCAGCTTCCTCTTCTGCTATTTCTGCTACTTTCTTTCCTAATCTTGTGTATTGCATTGAAGTAAACTCTTTTGCTTTTAGTTCTAATATTGCAGGATGTGGAAAAAGACCTGCATCTGCTAGTTTTCTAACCCACTTTTCTTTTTCAATTAATTCTGAACCTGACATCTCAACTCTTATTAGTTTCATTTCTTTTCCTCTTTTAACTTCTGTATGTTCAAAATACATTGGAGGGTTACTTTGATATTCTACTATTGGTCCCATCGCTTCTTCTGCTTTTGCAACTTCTAAAGCTTTCTCTGGAGTTATGCCACATATATGTCTTGTGCACGCTGATACATCACAAAACTTTTTTATCTCTGGTCTTTTACATAAATAATTATATTCTTTGTTTTCTGATTTTAATATTGTGTTATTTATCTCTTTCTCTTCTAACGGTTCGTCTAAATAATTTTTGTTAAAATATATTAATAATTGTCTTGCATCGTACGTTGAAAATTCTGGTATCTTTTTTACTCCCTTCTCCATAGAGTTTTTACACCAACTATAAATGTGATGAAGAAGATCATTTCTATTTGCTGTTTTTATTTTACCATCACCATCTTTAAGAGCATTTTTTGTGCATGGTAAAAAATAATCATACAAAGTTTTTGATTTTTGTTTTTTAGTTTTCTTAACAGGTTCTACTTCCTCCTGTAAGAATTCAGTTAAATCTTCTTGAGCATACTTATCATGCATTTCAAAAAATTGTTCTATCGTTGCATCTTCAAAGTCATCTGTGTATGCGTATGTAGAACCCTCTTCGTGATTAAAATAAGGCATGTTCAGCCAAGAACCATATGCAACATTATCCATATTAGTTTGCATCGGATAAATTCTATCTAATATATCTGCTACACCTATCTTAGCTGCAAATTTTTTCATTACATGTTTTACATCTTCAGCTTCGTAAAACTTTTTCATAAACATATAAACGTGTGCTCTACCACTTTTTGATCTAAACATAATCAAAGGTAGTTTTAGTTTTCTAATTTTGTTTAGTAATTCTTCGTAATCGTAATTATTTTTATCAATATCTATTGCACCCCATTTACAGGTGCTGTCTCTTTTTAAAGGAGCAATACCTAACTGCGGACCAACACCATCTAAGTGTTTCTGCCACAACTCTTTGGTCACAGTTCCTTTTTTTGTAGTAGCGTCTACTTCAATTTTTACAGCTCGTGGATTATCTATCCTTCTAGCTTGACCATAAAATTCATCTGCACCTTCAAATATATTTATAAATCTCTCTAACATAAATTAAAAGTGGGCGTATCCACTCTCGCTTAGACGCCCACTACCTAGGATATTATAAATCTATTGAAGTTTGTTTTACTTCTTGATTTTCTGGTTTAGCTTCCA